TGGATTGATGGATTTGTATTTTATGGAGATAGATGTGATTCTGGACAGGCATTAAAGTTTCCAAGAAATAATTATCAGGTAGATGGAGTGGAACTTGCTTGTTCTGCTATACCTCAGAATATTAAATATGCACAGTTTGAGTTAGCGAGAGCGTTAGCAAATGATACTGGAGCTATAACTGGTACTACTGGTAAAGATGGTAATTTCAGTGAAGTAAAATTAGGGGATATACAGGTAAAATATAATACTGATAGTCAGGGTACAGGATCTATAAATAATAT